CTTAGCTTGGTAGGTGCTGCCAAAGCTTTACGCAGCGGCAACTTTAAGGCATTTCTTCGTGCCTTGAGGGCGCCTGCCAAGTCTAAGCACAAGAACAAAATTCGGGCCTTGCCCGATGAGTTCAGCAGCTTATGGCTGGAATACTGGTTTGGTTGGTCTCCCTTAATTGCGGATATATATTCCGCGGTTAATGTCATCCAAAGTCCCTTACCAAATGGGACTGCCAGGGCTCGTGCGAAAGCAGAGAATGCCTGGAAAGAAAAGCCTTATCCTTATCAGGAAATGACTTATTGGGTGAAAGTCCGTCATCAAATCCTTGTTGACGTAACTCTGGAGAATCCCAACCTTTGGCTGGCGAACCAGCTCGGATTGGCCAACCCGGCATTGGTGGCTTGGGATCTTATCCCTTTCTCATTCGTTGCCGACTGGTTTTTCGATGTATCAGGTTTCCTCGGGTCCTTCACGGACTTCTTGGGACTGAAGATCGACAATCCGTGTGTCACACACACTGGTGAGTGGTATGACACAGACTTCATAAAGGCTCCGCTTTGGTCGGGTGGCCCACAAACGTGTGTAGGTAACTATATGCGTCGCCATTCAACGTTGCTACGGCCTTTACCAAATACCCAATTTCGTACTAACTTGGGTAGTTCCATCACCCGTGCTGCATCCGCAGCTTCACTCCTAACCAAACTGCTGGTCGGCAACCCAAAAGGGTAAGACCAGTTAAGGGAAGTCATCATGCCATCCATGGCAAACATAACGGTCAAAGACAGCGCTAACGCCGACGTGATTTATGTCGCCGCTACGCCATCTGCTGGGGATCGCTCCCCGGCTATTTGGCGTGCAAACGCTCTGAGTCCCATCATCGGCTTCCGGCCATCTTTTTCAGTGATGACGCGGGACAACCAGAAACAGAGCGGTCGTATCATGGAAGCGAGCTTCAAATTCCCGATCCTTGGGAATGTGAGCGGTCAAACCGTTTTGCTCGCTACCGTGCCATACACTTTCGCCGGAACTATTCCGACCAACATCGACTCAGCTTTGGCCCTTAATGCGTTTACGCAATTTGGGAACCTTTGCGCGTCTGCGCTGGTTCGGTCTATTGTCTCTGATGGTTACGCGCCCACTTAAACGTAGGGTGCTTGGCCTCATTGACTTAACCGGCAGTGCTTTTTGGACTATAGCAGGTATTTACCTGATAATCATAGTCCTCCTTATGGCAGTTCTTGTTCTACCTACAATAGGTAACCAAGATGAGCGACATTGCCCGCCCGATAAAAAGGGCTGCGACATTGCTATTCCAGAGCCTCAACACTCCCATGACACTGAGTTGCGAAATACTCCTTCGTTATGGCGAGTGGGATCAACTAGCGACACGCTGGATTGATCCAGGCAACTTTCTAGATTGTCCCAGCGGCGTTCGGTTATACCGACATGCGGCGCAAGCCGCTGATTTCCTCCGTAAAATGGGGGGGTTACCGAGCACCTTCGATACGAAGGCGGCCGCTTACGACAACTTCTGGAAATGCCAGAAGAAGTGCAAAGAAACAAATCTCCTCTTTGAATACCTGTTGGACGGAGGGACCTATGGTCCCTACTCCGAACGTCTCGTTTCAATCCTGGAACGTGCACGGAAAACCACCAGGCGGATAATGGGACCGGTGCCAGATCACCTTACTGGTGGTTTTGGCCCGGGCACTTGCTTCGGACTTGAAGGTTCGACGTTCAAGACGTTAGCGGATAAGCTATGGCTAACACCAACTGTGACTCAACAAGCGCAAGCTGTGTTTAAACACACCGTTGAAGGAACCTTATGGGACCGGAAACGTGTTGAGATGGGTCTTCCTTATCTGTCCATAGTCGAAGGCAACAAATTCACAACCGTTGCCAAAGACGCAAAGACAGACCGCGGTATCTGTATTGAACCGCTGGGGAACCTCTACTGTCAGCTCGGAGTGGGGAAGTACCTTAAGGAGCGTTTAGCAATGATGGGGCTTTACGTGCATCGTGAGGTGCACAACGAAGATCCTCTTCGCCACATGCTAGCGCGGCCCCGCCCTAACGGGCAGAGACTGCATAATCGGTTGGCCGAGATGGCTAGCCGAGATGGCAGCTGGGCTACTATAGACCTAAGTAGTGCTTCAGACACTATAGCGAAGAAACTTGTGGAGTACTTATTACCTCCGCAGTGGTTTTCGCTATTATCATCGCTACGCTCTCCTAAAACACTCATATACTCCGATTTAACTAAGAGGAATGTATGGGTTTTGAACGAGATGTTCTCCACCATGGGGAACGGTTTTACATTCGAACTCGAAACCATCATATTTGCGGCATTATCTTCCGCTGTTGCTGGTCTAGAGATCGGTGTGGAACTATTCGTGTACGGCGACGATATAATCGTCCCGACTCACGCTAGCAAAGACGTCATAGCCATCCTTCGCTCATGTGGGTTTATCCCAAATGAAAAGAAGACTTTCACCCGCGGATTATTCCGCGAGTCTTGCGGTGGTGACTATTTCTGCGGCATTTGGGTTCGTAGCTGTTTCGTTAAGAAAGAGCCCGAATCGCCGTTAGAGTGGATATCTCTTCACAATGAGATCCGTATAAGGTTTCCTCATATGCGGGTGCTTTTAAAGCACATTGTGGACCAGATTCCTGAGCGTCTTCGATGCTACGGCCCTCAAAGCGCCGTAGACTCCTACTTGCACACCAGCGTTGCCAGTAAGGTTAAGCGGTACGTGCCCCGAAAGCATATTGAGGATTACTCCTTGATGTGCCTTAGGTACGCGCGCATCCGTAAACCCATCCCTCAATCTGAGGATGATGGTATCTACTGGATAAGGACAATAGCTGGTATGCCCCACCGTATTCCATTGGAACGATGGGGGCACGAGTTTACTGTTTCACTCGCGCTACTAGGAGTATCCTCCGAGGGTGTTGAGCCACGCGGCTCTGTCACAGGCTGGAGGATTGTGCCCTGGAGTATTACACACCTTCTTCATAGGCTTCACTAGGGATTTCCCTATACTGATGGGTCTTCTTAGCAATTGACCCTGAAGTCGTATGTGGTGGAAACGCTCAAGCGTTTTAAAC